TTTGAATTTTTGACGAAACAGAAGTTCTCTATCAGACATGAATATCCTACTATCCACACACGTTCTATTTATCATAGACTCTATTCAGTCTCGTGAGACACTGATACCTATTCTAAATGATATCTTATTTAAAACTGATTGATAGAATAATATTATCGTTGTATGTAGTTTCTATATACTTAATAATGAGCGGTCTTGAAAAATACGGAAGCGTAAAAGATCTTTTTCCCAAGAAAAAAGGGATAGATTACAACAAACTTGAAATTAGTAGAGAAGGGATATATTCAATTACTAAACCAAAAGAAGCCGAAAAAATTAGTCGGTATATCAAAGAAAATTTCCCTTTTGTTAATAGAATCGTAGATGGAACTGCATCAGTAGGGGGGAATGTAATTTCATTTTGTGAAAATTTTGATTATGTGTTAGCTATAGAAAAAAACAATACAACTTTTAAAATGCTTGTAAATAATATAGTTGATGTATATGGATATAAAAATTGTGACATCGTGAATAAAGATCTTGTGTCTGAAGAAGTTTTACATTATATAAAAAAAAATAATTATGATCTATTATTTATTGACCCTCCATGGGGTGGTATGGATTATAAAAAAGAATTTATATTAAAACTAGGGTTAGGGGAAAAAGAAAAGTATAAACCTTTATGGAGCATAGTAAATGAAATATTGAAAAATGAAATTGTTTCAACAATAGTTTTAAAACTGCCTTATAATTATGATTATTTCAATTTAATAAAAAAAAATCCTGATACAGAAATTAAAATTACTACTCCTGGAAGTAGATCATGGCGTCTTGTACTGATAAGTAAATAAATTATTATATTTAAAAAGTCATGGAAATGTTGAAAAAAGTGATTGCACTGGTTGGATAAACAAGTATTGAAATTGTGTTGTCAGACAATATGGAAAGTACAAAGGAGAATGATACGAGTACACCGAAGAAATCAATAAATTTTTTATTCAGTGAATAGAAAATTTAACGAGAGTAAATTATGCATATCCAATAATACCACAACATAAACGACTACCTGAATTACCAGTAATTAAAGATTCTGTATTACCACCATGACCCAAGTCATCTTGTTTTGAATGAATAACTAGACTTCTACCAATTAATTCATTTAATGTAAGTTTATAACTTACGAATTCCATATCGCATGTGCCATTTTCATTAATGATAATATTACCTAAATCACCACGATGTGAATGTAACTCGTTTAAATCGCCATGTCTTTCATTGTCAGGGTTATAATGAGATCCTAAAGATTTACAATAATCGATTAAATTACCTTTTTCATGAACGTGAAACCCCTTTTTGCCAGCAGGTAAATCTTTACAAAACACTTGAAATAAAACACCATTTGAATGTTGTGTCATAAAAACAATGGCGTGAGTTTTACCATGGTCACATTTTAGAACTGAAACTAACCCTTCATGAAAAGACATAAATTTATATATTAACAATATTATTTAAAATGAATATATAAATTAAGTAAAAATTGTAATTGTTCTAAAACGAACATAAAATTAAAATAAATGAGAATAGCATATGAAGATAAAATATACGAATTAAAAGAAGTAATAACAAAAACAAACGAGATAGATGTTTGGAAAGCTAGAATTATAACAGATAAAGAGGATGAGTCGAAGATAATTAAACAGATTCAATTACAAAAAAATGTGAATGAGGCATTTATTAATGATGAAGCAAATTTACTTTCATATCTAACAAAACAAGAAAAAAGTTATGATATGATTTTGAAATTAGAAGAAACATTTATTCATAGTGCAAATGGTGTCACCAGTTTGATAATGGTATATGATAATTATCCAATAGATACAGATACTATAGACATATTATTTGGGAATGGAGATATATGTAACTATTATGATTTTATGAGAATTGCAAAAACATTAGCAAAAACGATCTATTATATTCATGTGAATGGAGTGACGCATCAAGATATATGTCCAAGAAATATAGGATATGACAAAGAGACAGGGTTTATAAAATTATTAAATATTCGTGCGACAACAAGTTGTTTGACACAAGTATTTTATCCAAGAAAGGATTTGAAATATATACCGATTGAGATAATAGAATCGGAAGAAGTATCTTCATTTATAGATAGATGTGCATGTGATATATGGTCTTATGGACTGACATTATTTAGAATAGCTAATGGATATGATTATATAGGGTCAGATACAACAGGAGGTATTGTAAAAGCATTGACACAAAATAAATTCAAAGAAAGTCGTCATCCAAATGAAAAGATAAATGAGTTTCTTGAGTTTGTATTAATCAAAAATCCAAAAAGACGACCGACTGTATATAATATACTTGCATTTTTAGAAAGAGAAAATAAAATAAAAACAATAGATATTTGTCCATATAGTGATGATTATGTGATTGTAAATCGTATAGTAGAAAGTTTTAATTTCGAAATAGAACGTAAGACATCAGAAGAATTATGTAATATGATAATAGAATATTTGATGACATTATATCCATTAGAAACAAAGAAGACATCTCATGATAGAATTGAAATGTTATCAGAATTCTTTAATATTCAAAATGTAAATGGAGGTGCATCTATAAAGTTATTAGTTGATCGTATAAATAATAAATTAGCATCAGCAAAACAGATAATGTCTTTAATATATGCATTTAAGATAATAGAGTTTGTAATGAAATATCACTCAATAAAGCATAAATACGGCACTGAAGAAGAATATAGAAAACAATTGGTATCCATATTAACAGAATGCAAAAGATCAGAGATTCTTCAAGTTTGTGATATAAGAACAGCATGGTCTATTTTATCAATAAATGTAATAAATAATTATGAAATGTATAATATAAATAACCAAATTGTAGCATCCATAATTCATTTTATAGAACAACGCACTATTTAAAAATTTAATAATAAATGGTATAATGGATTTTGTATATGGGGCATTTACTGATTACTTTGGTGATATTAAAATGAAGAAGATAAAACAAGAAAATGGATATACAGTATATGCAACTCAAACAGGTACTGGATTGTTATATTATAGATATATTTATGCAATTGTACCAACTAGTCCTATAGAAAGAGATGTTGAAACATTGATGAATTTGGATTGGGTATCGCTACAAACTCGATCAACACCAGATGTCTTAGATGTGCCAAAACATGAATATACTCTAACAGAAAAACATCGTGTAGCGTGTTCTGATAAACTAACATGTGTTAATCGAACACAAGATAGAACTGAGTATAATACAACAATGCCAATAAAAATAACATTATTACATGACCCTAAAAAACATAACATCTTACAATATCCAGATACGTGTTTATTGTATCATGCGTTAGAAACATATCAATGTATAATTGAGTTGATGTAATTTGAAATATAAATAATTTATTGATTATTAATAATCAGTAAATTATGATAAATGAAGTAGAATTATTATGGAAAAACAAAGAAGAAAGGCACAGGATAGAGAATTCTATGATAATAACCTCTTCAACTGTTATAAATATGTTATTTGAACAATATGTAGATATTGACAAAGAACAAGAAGTATTATTAGATATGATTACAAAAACATTACATTCAAAAAAGAGTATGCTAATTGATGTAGTTCCAAATCATTATTTGTATAATGTGAAAAAAGAAAATAAATTTATAATAGTGAATGACACCACGTATTTCTGTAAAAAATACATGATACCATATGAACACATAAAGGATTTTATAAATTTTATAATAATACCTATTGCTAATACAAATTATGTAATACTAACACATTCAAAATATGTAGTATATACATTTAATGATGTACTAAAAATATATCCAATTGTATCCAGAATATGTACGCTGTGTAAATCAAATAATACAGTATTAAATACGCAACACAAACCAATTGATAATTTGAAAAATATGTTTTTGGCAATGATAAGTCATGAAATAAGAACACCATTAAATGGCATAATAGGTATAGCACAATTATTAAATGAAATGGATGAATTAACAAATAAACAAAAAGAGTATGTACATATTCTAAATGAATGCAGTGTTCAACTAATTTCGTTAATAAATGATATATTGGATTTTTCAAAATTAAATGCTAATCAATTAACACTCATACCGTATACATTTTCATTGAATAAGTGTATCTATAATGCAATAGATGTGATACAATTAAAAGCAAAAGAAAAAAACATTGATATAAGATTAGAAATAAAGAAACCATTACCATTAAAAACATTAGGTGATGAAAGACGAGTTACACAGATACTTGTCAATTTATTATCTAATGCAGTAAAATTCACAGAAGAAGGTATGATATTAATTGAAGTTGACTATGAATGTATACATACTCAATATAATATGAAATTTCGTATAACTGATACTGGTTGTGGAATACCGAAATACGAACAAACACAAATATTTGAAATGTTTAACAAAGCATATCATTCTGATATAGATAATAAACAAATACAAAGTGGTGCAGGATTAGGATTAGCAATAACAAAGTATTTAGTTGAATTGATGAATGGTATTATACGTGTTGAAAGTGATGGACAACATGGTACAACATTCTTATTTAATATAGTACTGGATCAAGATGAATATTCACGAAAATTAGAAGATTATAACATTTTCAAAGATAAGAAAATCGCAATCATTGATGATAATTTGCAAGATAGATTATATCTAATGGATACTCTACAAAAATGGAACATGCATGTTCATTTATTTTATTCAATTAAAGAATTTAACGCAATGAACAATCATACATTTGATATACTATTAATGAATATTCAAATGTATAATTATGAAAATATAAACTTGGAACATATCAAAACACCTATTATAGGAATGAGTACTAATACAGAATATAATACAACATTATCTATATGTTCTTATATTCTAAAAAAACCTATATCAAGAAGTATATTGTTTAATACATTAACTCAAGTAGTAAAAGTAAAAGAAATACAAAAGCCTACTAATATACATACAATCTATCAAACGCCATCTATTATTATAGCAGAAGATGATAAATATAACCAATTATTATTAAAAGAATTTTTAATTAATTATGGAATTATAGAACAGAATATATCATTTGCTAATAATGGTCAAGAATGTATAGACATGATAATAGAGAATGATTATAACATTTGTTTTATGGATATTAAAATGCCTATTTTAAATGGAATTGATGCTACAAAACATATAAGAAATATCAATAAAAACATAATCATTATAGGGGTCTCTGCTAGTATATTAGAGACAGATCATAATAAATGTTATGATGTTGGTATGAATTATTTTATTGAAAAACCAGTAGATAAACAAAAATTATTTGATATTTTAAATAATATAATTACATAAAATATTGTAAGATAATAATAAATATGTCATCATCGTTATTTTGGACATCAGACCCTTCTATATTAATAAAAAATAGACAACTTATACCTGATGAAAACATGTCGTTGTCAGAAACATATAATACTTATACTCGGATATTAATTATTGTAGCCTTGTTATTATGGTATAATGAATATGAATATACCATGCCTGTATTTATTATTGGTATCATACTCATTGTAATAAGTTATAATAATACATCAAAAAAAGAAGGGTTCAAATTTCCGAATACAGAACAAATATGTAATGATTGCGGATTTGACCCAAATTTAAGACAAATAAATGCTAAATATGCTAGAA